CAATGAATCTTGTTCCTGATCAGGGTTCTGATGAGATAGAAGACAACACAATGCCATGACAGAATACAGATATTTCACACAAAAGGATTTTGACAACTGCAATCCACCATGCAACATGAATGATCTCAAAGGTGATTTCATAAAGAAGTTGGACATTGCAAGACAAGTTGCAAAAGTTCCATTTGTTTTGACAAGCGCATACAGATCTGAAGCATGGGAAAAAGAACAGGGAAGAGATGGAACATCTTCACACACAAAAGGCATTGCAGTTGACATCAAGTGTTCTTCATCACACGACAGATTCAGAATTTTTAATGGACTTATTTCAGTAGGATTCAACAGGATTGGGATTGGTAGAAATTTTATTCATGTTGACCTTGACAAAGACAAACCTTCATCAGTAGCTTGGACATATTATGAATGACAAAGAACTAAACGATTTAAAATTTAAAGTGAACAACCTTGAAACCATGATCGAATTGCTTGCCAAAGATATTCAAGACATAAAAGAAGCACTTCTTGGAAATGAATTTGGACAAGAAGGTCTTGTCAAGAAAGTCACCAACAATGAAAAACAAATTGCAGAACTAATCAAATTCAAACAGAAAATCATTGCATGGGCAACAGGTGCAGGTCTTGGTTCAAGTGCTTTATTCAATGCGATATCGGAGATGATGAAATGAAAAACAAAAAGAAGTTCAAAGAAACAAAACTTTTTGCCTTTCTTGAAGGTGCAGTTTCAGGTGAAAACAAAGTTGGTCAAGCAATTCATGGTGTCCTTGACATTCTTCCAATACCGAATCAACCAATTGGAAAGCTATTGAAAGCAGTTCTTCTTGGTGACAAAAGTGTTATTGTTGAAAAACTGCATGAAGTGCTGACAGTTAGAAATGTTGTTGCAATACTTTTGACAGTTGCATACATAGGTGGAATTGTTACACCTGAAGATGTGAAGAATTTTGTTGAAGTATTGAATCAGGTTTTGCAGGATCTCTCTTGAAGTAGAAACATTCCGTACTTAGTTAATTGGCAAGGTGTGTGAAAATGTCTTGTCTTTTTTATCATGCCCATACCATCACCAAATACAGGGGAAAGCAGAAGCAACTTCATTGGAAGATGTGTGTCTTTCCTTGTCAATGAAGGCAGGTCAGATGAACAGGCATTTGCAATCTGTTATGATCAGTATGAAGAAGCAAACAAGGCAGAAGAAGCACAGAAGGCAAGGATTTGGAAGGCATTTGATAACAAAAGAAAAGCATTTGAATCATATGCAACTGATGTCTTTCACAAGGCACTGAAGAAATCAATCAAGCCATACTTGGATGAAGTGATTAGGACACAGTCTTTTGATGTGGACATTGACCTGATGTACAAGGAAGAACCAATTGTGGAAGCGTATGAAAAAGTGTACTTGAAAGTGATGAAGCCATTTGCACTTGAAACATACAATCAGTATGTCAAGAAAGCCAAGAAGACAGGTGTTGATTGGGAAAAATTGATCAAAGAATGGTTGAAGTACAATACAACAAGCAAGATTGCAGGTGTTGATGCTTACACAAAGAAAAGGGTATTGAAGCAGGTTGAAAGGGCATTGATTGATGGTCTTTCAGTGGATGACTTTGCAAGAAGGATTCTTCCAATGGACTTTGCATTCAGCATGGACAGAGCAAGAAGAATTGGAAGGACTGAAATCATTGCAGGATCAAACATGGGTTCTTTGATGGGCGCAAAGGAATCAGGTACAAAGCTGATGAAGAAGTGGTTGTCAAGCAGGGATGACAGGGTCAGATCACACATCAAAGGAAATATGTGGGATCATTTTGCACCTGAGAGAGATCAACCAATTGCAATTGATGATCCATTTGTCCTGACAGGTATTGATGGAAGGATCAACTATCTTCTTGTACCATCTGATGATAGTCTTGGTGCAGATGCATCAAACACAATCAATTGCAGATGTACACAGATATATGTTGAACCTGAACAAAATCAGTCTTCTGATGTTTTAGAAGAAGACATTCAGATTGAAGAACTTGCAAATGCACTTGCAGTCAGTGTATCTTCTGTTACAAACAGGAAGACATTCATTGAATTTGTTGAACAGTTTGATGTTCGTATTGAAAAACTGCCAAGAAACATCACCAATGATGGCTTCAAAGAAATGGCAAAGCAACATCAATATCTTGTTGATACACTTGGTGAACATCCACAATCATTCAAACAAATAAATTCTATTACTTCAAAAAACAGATGGGGTGAGGCATCCCCAAATGCGGGATTTCATAAAGGGTATGAAAATGTTCAACTTGATGGATATGTGAAACTGAATTCTATGTCTAAGAAATTCAATGGTGTTGGATTTTGGGAATTAGATTCATTGAACACACCATCAACATGGAATCAGGGTTCTTCATATATGTCAACATACATTCATGAAATGATTCATCACTATGACTTCACCTATTCCATGAAGAAACATTTGGGTCTAAATAAGGACAATGTGTACAAACATTCTACATACAACAGTTGGGTCAGAGAAAAAAAATATCTTTCACTTTCATCAGAAATTGCAGAAGAGATGATTGAAATACATGGCAAAGAAAAGTTTTTGGAGATTGCTGAATCAATGGGAAGATATGTGACATATGCATTCAATAAGGACAAAGATTGGGCAGAACTTGTGACATTGGCATTTGAAAGACACTATTCAGGATTCAGGGATGAAAACACTGACTTTATAGTGAAAAGATTCATTGAAAAATACAAAGGACAAAAATGATTGCACCACCACCACATGAAGACTTGTTCACCATTGAAGATGGTGAATACATTATTTCAGAACAAGCAACAGAACAACAAAGAAAAGAAATTCTTGAATGGGCAGAAGAATTTGATCTTGATGATAGGGCGTTTGAAATAGAATGATCACCATATTTTCATACAACAGGCAACCAATGTTGCAAAGACTTATTCATGAATTAAAAGAAAAACTTCCTGATCAAAGAATTGTTGTCATTGATGATGGGTCTGATTTTGATCCAATGCCGTTTGTTGATCACTGTGAATTTCACAGATTGAAACATGGTGGAAAAGAACAATGGTGGCAAAATTGGCAATATGCCTTTGATATCTGCAAAGAATCTGATGATGACTTCTTTGCATTCATTCCTGATGATTGGTGGGATGTATGGACTGATGACATGATGAGGATTCATAATGATGTAGTAGGTGCATATGCATACAATTTCCACAATAATGGCATCAAGCATGGTTGGACAAAGAAGAAAGAAAAACAGGTTGATATTTTTCATGTTGAAACTATCTTGTGTCATTTTGTAGATTGTGGATATTTCTGCAACAGGAAAGCACTTGAAGCAATAAACTTCACACAACCACAAATTTCAATGTTGAACTTTTATAAATGGAATGCACCTTCAGGTGTGGGAAAAAGTCAGACACATGAATTTGAAAAAAACAATGTTCCCATGTACAGACCTGTCAAAAGTCTTTCTTGGACAGAACATCATCCATCCATGATGCATCCTGCTGAAAGGGAACTGAATCCAAATCTTCCAATCAGATGAATTGTACAGTCATTATTCCATATGTAAAAGACAGGGGTTTTCTTGAAAAAGCAATTGAATCAGTTCATGAACAGACTGTTGAATGTGGTTTGATACTGAGTCAATCAGACAACAGTGTCGGGTACAACTTGAACAGAGCAATTGAAAAATGTACAACTGAATTTTGGGTGTATCTTTGTGATGATGATATTCTTCCTGTTGATTCTGTTGAAATAAGAATGAAGGCAATGAAAGACAATGATTTCATTCATGGCAATGGCATTGTGTATGGATCAGTTGTTGCATCTGCAAGAACACCTGAAAAAAAGAAACCAACAGTTCAGGATCTTGTTGAAAAGAATCACATCTTTGGTGGGACAGGAATGTACAGAACGGATCTTCATGAAAAAGTTCAGTGGGATGAATCACTTTGGACAGGTGAAGAACTTGACTACCACATGAACCTATTGAAGCATGATGCAAAAATTGGATATGTCAATGAATTTGTGTATGTACACAGGATTCATGAAGAACAGAAATCATTTGCAAAGACAGAAGAATACAGAAAGAAAAGAATCAAAGCAATCAAAGAAATCAGAAATAGATACAAATGACAAAAACAACATCAAACAGGCTTGGAATAATTACATTTATTTTATCAATTATACTTGCATTTATTTATGATTGGAAACTTGCAACCATCCTTCTTCTTTTTTTTGTTTCATACAGAACAGACATGGTCATGTATGTTCAGGATCAGATTGATTCACTATTTGAAAACATAAAGCAATGATTGTTGAAATAGGCACATCAGATTTCAGAACACTTGCAGGAATTGAAGATGGTTTGTTCATTGAACCTGTGAAACCATATTTTGACAGGCTTCCTGATTGCAGAAAAGAAAACATTGCCATTTCAAACAGGGTTGGTGAAATACACATTTTTTATCTTGAACCTGAAGACATTGAAAAACTTGGTCTTCCAAATTGGGCAAGGGGTTGCAATTCAGTGAACAAGCCACATCCAACAATTGAAAGGCTACTATTCAACAGGGTTGGTGTACTTGGCAAGGACTACATCAAAAGCAGTGTTGTCAAGGTGGACAGAATTGCAAATGTATTGAGAAGACATAAGATTGACAAGTTCAGGGAACTTAAAATTGACACTGAAGGACATGATTCAGTGATCCTGAATGACTACCTTGACACAGTAGATTTCAGACCTTCTGTGATCAAATTTGAGGACAATGGATTGACACACAGAAAGGAAATTCAAAAGATTGTCAGAAGACTTCAAAATGCAGGGTACAAAGTGAGAAAAATTGGAACTGATATGATTGCAAAGAAATGATCACTGCAAACTTAGCAACTATCAAAGCAAGGGGATTGGAACTGATGAAGGTTGTTGATTCACTTGTTGATCAAGTGGATCTTGTCAGGATATATGCAAATGACTATGAACCAAAGATTGATCATCCAAAGGTTCAGGTCACAACAGGTGAAGACATGACTGACAATGGGAAGTTCTTTTGGCTTCCTGAAAGCAAAGGGATATATCTTTCATGTGATGATGACATCATTTATCCACCTGACTATGTTGACAGGATCAAATGGTACATGAAGAAATATCCAAAAACATGGATCACCTTTCATGGAAGAAAATTAAGAGGATTGGATCTGAACTACTATTCAGGACACATTTCATACCAATGTCTAAGGGATGTGAATGGTGATTTTGAAATTGATGTTTGTGGCACAGGTGTTAGTGCATTTCATACAGACACCATCAAATTTGATCCAAAAGAATGGAATTATTTCAGGATGTCTGATCTGATGGCTTCTTTGGAAATAGCAAAAAAGGGTGTCAGGATCATTTGTGCAGAACACAAGATCTTTTGGTTGAAAATGACTGCAACAAATGTGCTTCAGTCAATTCACAGGATGGAATCAAAAAATTGTGTCAATCAGAATCATATTGCAAATCAGATTTATGACCTGAAGTATGATAAGACATTGCCATCATCAACAGTATCATGATATCTGATTTTTCAACATACCAATTGTTTTCCAATTGTTGTGAAACCCTTTCAAAAAGTTCTGAAAAATTGATTTTTGCATTCATATCATTGATTTTAAATGATTTGATCGAATTAAAATGCAAAAAATTGTAAAAGAATTCAAATGTTGCTACATTTCAACAAACTTATTGATCAATGACATACAAAGATTATCCAAAAAAAGCATCATCAAATGCAAGAAGGGCATTGAAATACCTTGAAGAATCAGGGAATCCAAGAAACTGTCTGACAAAAGTTGGTTTTGCAAGAGCAAGACAACTTGCAAGTGGTGAAGCATTATCAGCAGATGTTGTGAAAAGAATGGCACAATTCAATAGGCACAGACAGAACAAGGATGTTCCCTATGATGAAGGGTGTGGTGGTATTGCATGGGATGCATGGGGTGGAACAGAAGGTGTTGATTGGGCGATAAGAAAATCAAAACAAATTGATGAGGAGAAATCAATGTGTCCTGACTGTGATGATTGTGATTGTGGATCGGTTAAAGAACTAAAAGCATTGATTGACACACTAAGAGAAAAAGCAAAAGAACACAATGATGATGTTGGTGATGTTGCTTCCAAAAGAACAACTGCCACCACACTGAAAAAGGTTTATGACAGAGGTCTTGGTGCATACAGAACAAATCCACAATCAGTCAGACCAAATGTGACATCTGCAAATCAGTGGGCAATGGGCAGAGTCAACAGTTTTTTGTACTGTTTGAGAAATGGCAAGTTCAAATCGGGCAAGCATGACACAGATCTTCTTCCAAAAGGTCATCCACAATCATCAAAGTCATATGATTATGATGAAGAAAAGAATGAGCAATTGTCTTATTTTAGAACTAGAGAAGAAGCAGAAGAATATGCTGATTTCTTAGGTTGTACAGGAACACACACACACACAATGGATGGTGAAACATTTTTTATGGCTTGCAGTAGTCATGAAAGAAACATTGAACTTGAAGAACAAAGACAGGGAAAATCTATGGACTTACCATATGTATTAAAAAATTCATATTCATCCATTAAGGATGTTGACATTGACAGAAGACTTGTTGAAGGATATTTCAGTGTCTTTGATTTCAAAGATTCTGATGGTGATGTTCTGATCAAGGGTGCATTCAAAAAAACTATTGAAGAAAATGGTGCAGGTGGAAAGAATAGAATCATGCACTTGTATCAACATGATCCATTGATGGTTCTTGGAAAACCAATGACTTTGATGGAAGATGAAAAAGGACTTTATTTCAAGACGATGATCACAGACACTGAACTTGGAACTGATGTTCTAAAGTTGTACAGAGATGGTGTCTTGAAAGAACACAGTGTTGGCATCAACTTTGTTCAAAGAGAATATTCAAACAATGATGATTGCTACATTGTCAAGGAATGTAAGATGTGGGAAGGATCAACTGTGACATGGGGTGCAAATGAAATGGCACTTGGTGGAATGGCTAAGGGAAGTCACAAAGATGCAGTTGATCAATACAAAAGACTTTCAAAAGCATGGTATGAAGGTGACTATACAGATGACACTTTCTTGCTTATTGAAAAACAAATCAAACACCTTGAAGAAACATTCAGAAAATCACTTCAGGATGCAAAGCCGATTCAAGACAGTATCACTTTGGAAAATGAAGCCGATATGATCCAAAAGATGTTTGAACAATTCAACAATAAAATATCAATCCAAAAATCATTTGAAAAATGGACTTAGAAAAAACGTTATCAGAAGGTCTTGAATCGGTGAAAGGTCACATGGATGGCTTAAAATCTGATTTAGAAAGCCGATATGAAAAACTTCAAGAAGAAGTTAAAAGTGCAGGTGTTGCTGATGAAGCCACCAAAAATGAAATCAAGAACATCGAATCTATGATTTCAAGCCAAAAAGAACGAATTGAAGCAATTGAAAAATCTGCAAACAGAATGGGTGCAGGAAGCAATGGTGGATCATTCCGTTCTAAAATGCAAGAAGCATTGGAATCAAAAGGAACACAAGACATGATCGAGGCTTTCAAAGCAGGTCAGACTTCAGGTTTCACAATGAATACCAAAGCAGTCATCACTGAAGCAGATGCATACACAGGTGATGTTGTGCCTGCTGACTATGTTGCAGGTATGAAATACGATGCAGAACGAAAGGTTCATGTTCGTCAATTCTTACCAACAGGAACAACCAACAGTGACAAAATCCGATATATCAAAGAAAGCAACTTCACTGACAATACAGGTGTGACTGCTGAAGGCGTTGCTTCCGGACAGAATGACTTTGACTTGACTGCAACTGATGCAGTGGTTGAAAAGATATCTGCACACTTCAGGGTTTCTAAAGAAGCACTGAATGACACTGCGGGTCTTGCAAGTCATATTTCACTTCGTGGAATGGAAAAGTACATGAAAGAGGAAGATTCTTATCTTCTTTATGACAGTACCTATGGACTGACTGTGACTTCAACTGACTATGCACTTGACCTGTACACAGGTGATGCAGATGCACAGGAGCATGATGTAATTCTTGAAGCTATCAAGCAGATCGAAAATAGAAACTATCGACCATCTGCAATCATGATGGGAATTGGTCGTTTTTATGAAATGATAAGACGAAAAGATGCTGATGGTCGCTACATCTTCCCAAATGATGTTGTGTTTGGTACAAGAAGCCCAATTGTTCGTGGTGTTCCTATTATTGCAACCAATGCAATAAATGACACTGATGGCGATGCTGATGACTTCTTGATTGCTGACTTTGCACAGTTGACAACCTTATTTGATCGTGAATCAATGCAGGTTCGATTCTATGAGCAAGATCAAGATAATGTGGTCAAAGATCTTGTGACTGTTCAGATCAGTGGTCGTTTAGCACTTCCAACTTACTTGCCTAATGCAGGTGCATTTGGAAACTTCACAACTGCTATCACTAACGCAGGTAATTCTTAATATTACCCTAAGGATGTTTGGAACTTGGCAGGGTTCGATTCCCTGCCATCCTTCTTTTTCTTACAAACAAATACATTGATCATGAAGTACAGATGCAGAAAAAATTTCAGGTACAAATCAACACCATACAAAATTGATGATCCTTTTGTTGCACCAAAAAATGAAATGAATTCAATGTTGGAAAGGGGTTTGTTGTATGTTTCAAAAGAAGATAAAAGACCTTATTCCAATACTGCAAAGCATCACATGGAAAAGGATGCAAACACAAAGACAATGTATTATGTGAAAAAGGGAAATCAAATCATTGACAGATTACCCAAAACGAAAGCAGAAAAACTTGTTGAGGAATTGAACAATGGCATTTCTTAGGGCATCACTTTCTACACCTGACTATGGTCGGAATGGTGTTGTGACTGTTAGCACAACAGAAACAGGAACAAATGCATCCACAGATGTGTTGTCAACTGCTGATGCAAAAGCATGGATGAAAGTTGATACATCAACTGATGATTCCCTGATTGCTGATCTTGTTGCAGAAGTCATTGATATTACTGAACAAACATATTCATTTCAGTTGATTGAAAAATCAGTTGTTGCAGAATTTGAAAGTTTTGGAAAAAGGGTTGGTCTTCCATTGTTTCCTGTTCAAAGCATCACAAGTGTGAAGACAGTGGATGATGATGGGACAGAAACAACACTGACTTCAGGATCTGACTACTACTTGACAGGTGATACATTGGTTATGAATCAGATTTATGACAGTGAATATCCATTTTCAAGAATTAGATTGAAAGTCACCTATGTTGCAGGATATACAAGCATCCCAAATGGAATCACTATTGGTTTGAAAAAAGCAGTTCTTTCTTCCTATGAAGATAGACAGGATCTTGTTGATGGATCAGTCAATGAACTTCCAAATGGATCAAAGCAACACTTCAAAAGATATTCAAAACTTGGGTGATGAATGAAGACAAAAAACAGATCATACAATGTTGGGATGATGAAGCAAAGATTCACTGTCCAATATTATTCATTGACATCCGATGGGATGGGTGGAAACACACAAGATTGGAATGATCTTGCAACTGTATGGGGTAAGATAGAAGCCATATCAGGTCGTGAAGCGTATGAAATTGGTGGACTGAAGGGAAGTGTCAAGTACAAGATTATAACACGATACAGGGATGATTTTGTCAGTGGTGGATATGACAGATCCACATATGATTTTCTTTTGAGAATTATATATGATGGAAGGACTTTCAATATAGAATACGCAAGGGACAAAGGAGAAGAACACACATACACA